CTCGGACTCTTCAACGGTTCAGGATCTCGCAAGGTCTATGCCCTTGCCGAGCAATCCGCCAGATCGAGCGACACCCTTAAAATCGGGAGCGTCTCCGATTTGTTCGGTAAGAAATAATTTCCAACACGCCACTCCACATCACTACACCGCACTACACAACACGACACGACAACAGTTTTCCATCACGACACTGCACTCCACGTCACAACACCACACGACACCTCACGACACGACACGACAACCGTTTTCCAACACGGCACCGCACCCCACGTCACCCCACAACACTACACAACACGACACGACAACAGTTTTCCAACACCGCACCGCACCCCACGTCACCCCACAACACGACACGACACGACAACCCCTATCTAAAAACATGAAAATTGACATCAATCCCGATCAAGTTATCGGACGAACGCTAGCAGAGACAGAACTGCTAATCAAACACCTGAAAGACGCCGCCATCGGCCAGGTGTTCACCTACCATGAAATGAACGCCGTCTCCAAGGACGATGTTCAAGTTCGCAACACCATCCTGCAAACCGCCAGACGCCATCTGATGAAGTCTCCTCACAACATGGTTTTTGGAACCATCGCGGGAGTGGGCATCAAGCGCCTGTCAGATGAGGAAATCCCCGACGAAGGTCAGGCCGCCGTCAAGAGGTCACGCAACATCGCAAAGAAAGGCTTGCGAAAGTTGGTCTGCGCCGACGCTGCCAACATGGAACCTGACACAAGAGTCAGACACATCACGCTCAAGACCATCCTCGGACTCTTCAACGGTTCAGGATCTCGCAAGGTCTATGCCCTTGCCGAGCAATCCGCCAGATCGAGCGACACCCTTAAAATCGGGAGCGTCTCCGATTTGTTCGGTAAGAAATAATTTCCAACACTGCACCCCACCCCATGAAACGCAAACCACGCCGCAAGCCCGACTACCTAGGAGTCGGCACCGTTATCACCACCTCCGAAGGCACGGAAATCATCATCTGCGCCGCCAACCTCGACGCGCTCAAGTCCTATCTATCTGAAGATGTCGGCCACCCGGAAGCACGCAAGGTCGCTCTCTTCCTCGGCCCCTTTGTCGAACTCCCATCCATATCCTAATGTCCACCATCACCCGCAATCCCCACGCCTCCCACTGGTACACCCGCGACGGTGCCCCCATGCACGAGGTCATTGCCAAGTCCTCCGGCCTGCCACGCCCCACCACTGTCAGGGACGCCCGCACGCTCAACCTCATCCCGAGCGTGACCAACGTGCTGGGAATGAAGGCCAAGCCCGCGCTAATCACATGGCTCCAAGACAACGCCATCCATGCCGCCCTCAACACCCCGCGCAAGCTCGGTGAGACGGAAAGCGACTGGCATTCCCGCATCGCAGAGGAGTCCGACAAGACCGGCAGCGAGGCCGCAGCCTGGGGCACGCTCATTCACGAGCAATGCGAGCAGTTTTCCACCGCCGGCGCGTTCATGGGCACCGGCGAAATCCTCGACTACGTGGCAGGCTACGAGGTCTGGCACCGCGCCAACGTCGCAACGACCATCGACGCGGAAAAAAGCGTCGTCGGGGAAATCGGCTATGCCGGCCGCCTCGACCTCCACGCCATGCTCACCGACGGTCGCCGCGCCGTCATTGATGTAAAAAGCCAGAAACTCAAGGGCAAGCCCAAGGGGAATTTCTATCCCGAGTGGGCCATGCAGCTCGCCGCCTATGCCGATTGCCTGCGCGAGCCCGGCGACCCGCTGCCCCTGCTCATGTCCGTCATCATCCCCTCAGATACCCCCGGCCCCGTGCAGGTGAAAATCTGGGACAACGGCGAGGAAGCTCTAAAAGCCTTCCATGCCTGCTTTTGCCTGTGGTGCTTTGATAAAAATTACACCCCATGAGGTCCACTATCGACTGGCGCGTCCCGGCCAAGCAAGCCTGGCAGCAAAGCGAAGCATCCCTCCAGGTCGCCATCGTCACCCGCAGCATGGCCTTGGCCGTGGCGCACCCGTCGGTGCTGCTACTCCACGCCATTCCAAACGGCGACTGGCGTGGCTGGGGAACCGGCATAAAGCTCAAGGCCCAAGGCGTCATCCCCGGCATCCCCGACCTATGCATGCCCGTAGCCCGTGGCGGATACCACGGCTTTTACATGGAGCTAAAGAAATCCGGCGGCCATGTCTCCGATGCTCAGTGGGAGGTGATGGAAGCTCTCCACCACGAACGCTACTTCGTCCGCATCTGTAACCACCTCGGAACCGCTCTGGAAATCATCGAAAACTACCTGCTTGAAATGCCATGAACGCATAAGCGCAGACGCTGCCACCCTCTACACCCTAAAACATGGAAGATACATTCAAACTCACAGCGGAGCCGGAAGCCTCACCCAAACAAGGAGCTGGTGGCAGTCGATCTGCCGCGTCTTGTTCGCCTGTTGGTGCCATCGTCACCGATCTGCCCGCCAACCATTACCGCACCATCGTTATTGATCCGCCGTGGCCGGGACCAGGGGAACACCGGAGCATGAAGGGCGGGGGTGTGTCGATCATCCCATACAGCACGATGACGGGCATTCAGCTTGCATCAATGCGAATCATGGACATTGCCGCCGAAAGTTCGCAACTGTGGATGTGGACAACCTCGCGGAACTTCGTGGACGCTGGCCTGCTGCTGCAACTCTGGGGCTACCGCTACGCCGGAATCTTCATCTGGAAAAAGAATCCGAATCTTGGCCCATGGATTCGCCATGATTCAGAGTTTTTGATGCGTGGCGTGATGCCTGGCGTGGAAATCATTCTTCCGGCACCACAACAGACACACGAATGGCCGCGCCCGAAACGTCATAGCGAAAAACCACCGGAAGCCTATCGAATGATTGAGGATTTTAGCCCCGGTCCTCGAATCGACATTTTTGCGCGGCAACCCCGCCCCGGATTCGATGTGTGGGGAAACCAAGCCCCGGATTCTGATTCTGATTGTGGGGCGAACGCATAAGCTCATGGATGCCGACCAATTAACGCTTGTACTCGCGCAGGATGCTCCCCGGCATTCCATGCAGCGTCTTGTTGTCCCTCTTCGTGTTCTTGTGGCTTGCGAGTCATCGGGAACCGTCCGGGATGCCTTCAACGCCCTGGGACACGTTGCCACATCCTGCGATATGCTCGAAACGGAAACACCCGGCGACCACTACACCGGGGACGTTCGGGACATCCTCGCCAACGGCTGGGATCTAATCATCGCGCATCCTCCATGCACCTTCCTGAATGTCGCGGCAGCGTGGGAATTCTCTGACCCGGACTTCGTGAAGTTCCCCGGCGTGGGGTATCACCAGAAGGTGAAACCGGGAACGCTGGTGGGGGAAGATCGCAGGAAGGCACAAGCCGAGGCTCTGGACTTCGTGCGCCTGTTCATGGACGCGGACTGCCCGCGTATCGCCATCGAGAATCCCGTGGGCGCAATCTCCAGCAACATCCGCAAGGCCGATCAATACGTCCACCCTCACCAGTTCGGGGATGATGCGAGCAAGACGACCGGGCTATGGATGAAAGGTCTGCCGAAGCTCAAGCCAACCGCAAACGTCCCGCCCCGGATGGTCGAGGGAAAGCCCCGGTGGGCGAACCAATGCGACAACGGCCAGAACAAGCTCACGCCCTCGCCCGACCGCTGGCGCGAACGCTCCAAGACGTATCAGGGAATCGCGGACGCGATGGCTCTGCAATGGGGCGGGGATACCGGCTGGCGGCGCGTGAGCTTCGCGGGCGACTGCGAAAGCTACGATGATGAATATGAGGACACGGGCGAACTCTGGAACGTGTGTTCCCTGTGCAGGTGTGAATACGACACCTGCCCGTGTCCAGGGCCGACCCAAGACGGCATGGAATATGAGACGTTCCACGGCGTGCTGATGGCGCGTCCAATTCTTGGGGACGCAAAAGCGCAGCTGCCGACGCCATGAAATGCCAAACCTGTAACGTAGAGATGTTAGGCCTGAACGGTCCCCCATGCTGCCCGAAGTGTGCGAATGGCGGCGGTCGAGCTGCCGCGTCTTATTCGGCGTCTTCATCTTCTCCCGAAAGCGATACCGAACATGCATTAAGCAAGGCTGTTGCTGGGGGTGCTTATCGAGGATTTGTTACATACGCATTCGCCCGCCGACTTGAGCGCGAGCGCAATGAAGAGGCCGGATTCCGCAGCCAGTGGGCTGACAAATTCCAAAAAGCCGACGCCGCGCTCCAAGAGGCTTTGGGAATCGCCAGAATCGCCCTCGAAGCGATTGAAACAATCTACGGCCACGCGCAGCACTGTGACCAATGCCAATCGTTCGAGATCGCCCAAGAGTGCCGAAACATGACGCACGGGCTAGACTGTCTGTCTCAATTTTCTTTGGAGAACGTCAATATCCTGCCATCGGCAGCACAAATCAAGACCATGAATAGTGAAACTAAAAGCGAAACGCCGGTTGGCAGCGATGCCTTGTTCGGCTTCTGGATTTCCGAGCATTACCCGACGCCGGAATCCGCCAACCTGAAATGCGAGGAGGCAACAACGACCATGTGCGTGGCTTTCCCTGAGTTGGTCCGTATTCGCGGGAGTGCGATGGTGGGGGTGGACTTCCGGCCTCATTGGTGGTGCGAAACACCGTCTGGTACAGTGATCGACCCGACAGCGCATCAATGGCCCGGAGGCATCTTGTTCTACGAACGCCTACAATCCGAGGAAGAACCATACGGGAAATGTCTGAATTGCGGTGATCTTCTATTCCGGTCTCGCGGTGATGGGTCATTTCATTGCTCTTATTGTATGCCGAACGTCAATGTCCAGCCGCGCCCGCACAACCACTGACACCGAATCAACACCATGAATCAAACTACCAAACCCACGGCGTCGGCTGGCACGCCTTGTTCTGTGTCTTTGGGGGTTGATCTCCACTTGGGCGAGTGCATCGAAACCATGCAGGCCATGCCATCGAGCCACGTTGACGGCGTGGTGACTGATCCGCCCTACCTGATCGGCGCAATCTCGACCGGCGACGCGAAGAGCAAGGGCGGATCATGGGTGGACTTGATGAACGCCTCCTACTGGTATGGTGCCTGGATGAATGAAGCCTGGCGCGTGCTCAAGCCCGGTGGATTCCTGGTGATATTCACGAACTGGCGGAGCGTCCCGATGCTGCTGAAAGCCTGCTCTGACAAATACATTCCGGCATCGTCACTCGCCTGTTGGGATAAAGAGTGGATCGGCCCGGCCGGCCCGTCGCAACTCCGCCCGACATACGAAATGATTCTCTTCTGTGCCAAGGATGGCGCGAAGATCGACAACCGTTCAAGGTCGGACGTGTTCCGCTACAAATGGATGGCCGCCCACTCGGGCCAATCCGGTCACCCGGCACAAAAGCCCGTGCCACTGCTGAAAGAGATTGTCGAGTTGGTTACCAAGCCCGGCGGGCTGGTCCTCGACCCATTCACCGGGAGCGGCACAACCGGCATTGCCGCCATTCAGGCAGGCCGCCGATTCATCGGGATTGAGGGCGACGATGAACGCCACGGGGAGGCGCTTGACCGCCTCCGATCCGCCTCTGACCCGATGCATAAAATGTCTCCACAGAACGCCGCTGCGCATCCGCGCCAAGACTCACCAACCAAACAATAATATGCCCAATACACAAACAACCGCCAGAGCGGCGTCGGATGCCGCGTCTTGTTCGGCGTCTCATTTTGAGGGATGCGTAAGGTGCGCGAGTAATGGATGGGATACGGAGCGGCTAGGACCCTGCCCCAAATACCCCAACTGCGGCGATTCATTCCAGCAGAACGCTGGTGATGTGCCGCAGGCCAAAAGAAACGATTATGGAAAGTGAAATTGAAGCGTCCGACCTGTCGGCTCGACCCCCTTGTTCTCCGTCTTTTCAGGCGGGGTGCTCGGGGATGTGGTATAAAAACCCCCGCGCTGCCGGAACCGTTGATGCGGTGCGGTGCGACCACTGCAACGTCGCACTCAACCGGGAGGACGGCGAACCCGGACTGCCGTGGATTCGCCGCGTAGCGCAATGGTGGAACCTTCATTCGGAGAACGCCACTGTGACCGAGCCTCACCACCAACCAACCAATAATCAAATGACAAACAACGAAACAACCAAGCCCGCAGCGTCGGCATCCATGCCTTGTTCTGCATCTGATACCATCGCCCTGGTGCGCCGATATAACCGCTGGAGACGCGGAGATGAAACCCTTGAAATGGAACGCCCGAAAGTCATTGGAGAGGCTCTGGACGCTATCTGCGACATCGCGGAGAGGCTCGACTGTGAGCGCGATTCAATGAAGGAGGTGATTAGTTCCATGCAGAATGAACTACTCACACTGCGCGACTGGATCGAGCGGGCGGTTCCTGTGCTCAATGTGGCGTGCTGCATCGTTATTGAGGACTCGTTGGAACGTCTGAATGAGATAGCCGGGTGTCGCGGATTGCTCGAATTGTGTCCGGTGAATTTTCCGCAGAACGATGAGCGCACGCACGGTGCGCGAAAGGAGGGTCTATGAAAAAGAAATTGAAAAGCTTATGCACCGTTGCGTGGCGCGGCTTGTTCGCTATTGTCGATACTGGTGATGTTGTCCGTCAGTGGGATCGTGATGCAGCTAGTGGCCTCCTCGGTGGAATGCTGGACCGGCATGTTGAATTGCTGCTGAACAGCCCTTGGTGTAGCCAACCCGATAGAAGCATCTTCATGAATTACGCTCAAATCCGCACCAAACGGGAAGAGCTTAGGAGCGATCTTCTGGACGAGTCCGTAATCCTTGGCCTCCTGTGGTGTGAGAGTGATTCGTGTCTCCATGTCGTTGATGATCGAATCAACATCCTTCCCTGTCGTGTCAGAAATCACTCGTGCAATGTTCTGATAGTCGATCCGAAGTCCCTTGAGCTTCTCCTCCATGTCCTTCTCGTCAAGGCGCTGCTGGTTGTTGAATGTCATGGAAACTCCGTGAATAAGGAATCGTGCGTTGGGAACGGATATTCGCCGATCTCCGCTACAGAATATCACTACTCCGATGGAATCAACGCTCCCGAAGTTGTAAGTGATGACCTCTATAGGAGCACCCTTGAGGAAGTTGTAGATCGAGAGGCCATGGAAAACCGAACCTCCTGGAGAGGAGATCATAAGATGGAGCTTCTTGAGTCCGGTCTGGAGCTTGGAGTCAATGACTCTCAGCAAGGATGCGGCCGTCTGTGGGTTCACAGGTGCCATGAAGCGTATCCACGCTTCGTTGGTCGGGTAGGGAGGTTCTGTGGACATGAATTTTCTTTAGCGAACGATAAAATCCAGCCATGACTGCCCGCCCTACCGCTCCGCTCTCGCCATCGACTCCCGCCGGGCAGTCATTGGCTGCGATGCCTTGTTCGCTTTCGGCGTTGGACTTGTTCTGCTGCGCCGGCGGGGCTGGGATGGGACTGCATCAAGCGGGCTTCAACGTCACCGGCGTGGATATCGTGGATCGGCCAAACTACCCGTTCACGTTCATCCTCGGGGACGCGCTGGAAGCCGACCTATCGGGCTTCGACTTCGTGTGGGCATCGCCTCCGTGCCAAGCTCATACAACGCTCAAGCACCGCACCGGGAAGGATTACGAATGCTTCATCACGCGCACCCGTGAAAAGCTCAAGGCGTGGGGTGGACCATACATCATCGAAAACGTGATGGGATCGCCGCTGGAAAATCCAATCATGCTCTGCGGATCATCCTTCGGGCTGGGTGTGCGCCGTCATCGGCTCTTCGAGTCGAACGTGTTCTTGTGGCCGGCGGAGTGCCGCCACGACCTGCAGCCCGAGCCGCTGGACATCACCGGCACTGGATCGCGCCGGAAGGGCGAAAGGCTCGACGGCAAAGGCGGAAACTCGCGGAAGCCTCGGAACCTCCAAGAAGCGCGGGACGCGATGGAAATGCCATGGGCTACGCGCAAGGAAATCTCACAAGCCATCCCGCCGGCCTTCTCGCGATACCTGGGCGAGCAGGTGGCGAAATTCTGTAAAGCGAACGCTTCGGATGTGCCGCAGGGCGCGTCCGAGGTGCCAAGCCCAGCCAAAGAGAAGCCTTAGCCCTGTCGGCACCATCCGATTGTTATGCTCTGAATTTTTTGAACCGCCACCGACATGAAAAATGATATTCCTATTCTTGATCTCCCTCATTCTGATTCTTCGTCTTTACGACCCGTGTCGCCGGTAAAAGTCCCGCCTTGTTCGGCTGGATTCTTCTGGTGGCGGGCGACTCCCGAAAAACCGTGGAGAATGGTCCAGATCGTGGACTTTGCTCCCGAGGGCGAACCGGATCTCTGCGCTTACGACCTGGAACTGAAAGAGTGGGGAGGGCGGACACTGAGAACATGGGCCAAGTGCGAACCAACTGGCGAATGGATAGAAATCCGCAAGCCTGAAATACCTAAAGAGATGGATGCCAGACGGATGCGCGAACACGTCTGCGCGATGAACCGCGATATGGATTATGTGCGGAGCATGTGACAGGAGGATTTATGATTGAGCAGAACGCCCAATATCCTGCCACCGGCAGCAACCGAAACGAAAATGAGTAATGAAAATGAAATGATGTTGCCGGTTGGCAGCGATGCCTTGTTCGCTGAATTTGTCCGTCGTCACGCGCTTGCGATTGATGATCTGACTCAAGCGCAACTTGCCGAAGCAATTCGTCAGGCAATGCCGGACTTCCGGCGAAACATCCACGCCAACGCTCAATCCGTGGTCTATCTCCCCGGGAGCGAAGCAGATCGCTGGAAGACTCTCTACCACGAATTACTGTGGGCTGTTGAATCGGTTCATGAAGGCGAGTCACGGCACGATACTGCGCTTCGATATATTCGTTCCGTGGAATCGCGTTGTGAGGGTCCATCTTGTGATCCAGCGAACAGTGTTATTATGTGACTTATGCCAAGATTGATCCATCAACCAAGTCGCGCTTACCGCCTCAAAATGAGTGCGGCAGGCAAAAAAATCCCAGGCGGTACAGGCAGCCCGGCGGGCGGCCTGCATCACGCCGGAAATGCTCCAGGACATGACCGCCAATCCTCCGCCGTGCCCCGGCGAGCCGATCCGCTCGCTGGAGTGGTGCAACATCCAGACCGGAGCCATCCTCCGCTGGACGCTGCTGCGCGGCCCGCGCGCCAACAACTACATCCTGCGCACCCCCGACGGCCGCCACAGCAAGCCCCATGGTATGGCCTGGATAATGTCCCACCTCCGCCCAATCCTGCTGAGTCATTGATTATTTTTCTGAATATCAACCAACCTAAATGCTCCTCCGACCCTACCAACAAGACTTCGTCAACTCCGTGGCCCGTGGCTTCAATGCCAATCACATGCGCCAGCTAGGCGTGCTGCCCACCGGCGGTGGCAAGACCATCGTTTTCGCCCACATCGCGGCCAGATTCCACACGAAACGTCAAGAGCGCACGCTAGTTCTAGCCCACCGGGAGGAACTCATTGAGCAGGCAGCCGACAAAATCCGCAAGGCCACCGGCATCGAAGCCAGCATCGAGAAAGCCGAGCGCCGGGCCGACCGCGAGGCGGCGGTGGTGGTCGCCTCGATCCAGACGATGCAGGGCGAGCGTCTAGCCACCTGGCCAAAAAATCACTTCGGGCTGATCGTGTGCGATGAGGCCCACCACGTCCTAGCCGACCAGTGGCAGGCCACCCTCGCTCATTTCGATTCCCGCGTATTGGGTGTGACTGCCACGCCCGACCGGGGGGACAAGAAGAATCTCGCCGTCTATTTCCAAAACCTCGCTTACGAGTGCAATCTGCTCGACCTCATCGGCAAAGGATTTCTCTCCCCCATCAGGATCAAGTCGGTTCCACTCAGGATCGACCTCAACGCAGTCAAGCAGACCGCCGGGGACTATGACAGCAACCAGCTCGACGCGGCCATCACGCCCTACCTCAAGGAGATTGCCCGTTATCTAGCCACCGAGTGCCGGGACCGCAAAAAGATCGTCGTTTTCCTTCCGCTCATCCAGACCAGCAAGCGCTTCGTCGAGGAGTGCATGGCCGCCGGCATCTCCTCCTACCACATCGACGGCGCGTCGCCAGACCGCAAGGCCATCCTCTCCGATTTCTCCGCCGGCAATTTCCGCCTGCTTTCCAACGCCATGCTGCTCACCGAGGGCTGGGACGAGCCGGGCGTGGATTGCCTGCTGGTGCTGCGGCCCACCAAGTCACGCGGGCTATACTCCCAGATGGTCGGTCGCGGCACCCGCGTATGCGAGGGCAAGGACCACCTCCTGCTGCTGGATTTCCTCTGGCTGCACGAGCGCCACAATCTGGCCAAGCCCGCATCGCTGGTCGCCCGCACCAAGGCGGAGGAGGATGCCATCACCGAGGCGCTCACGACCGCCGCCGACAAAGACCTTGGGGAAGCCGTCGAGCAAGCCGAGAACGAGCGCGAGGCGGCGCTCATCCGCACCATCGCCGAGAACGCCCGCAAGGCCGAGCGGTACTTGTCCATCGAGCACGTCGGCGCGTTGCTCAAAGACCAGAAAATCCGCGATTACTCGCCCGTCTTCGGTTGGGAGACCGCCCCGGCCAGCATGGCCCAAACTCAAGTCCTGTCCCGCTTCGGCCTCAAATGCGCCACCAAGGGCGAGGCGTCCATGGTTATGGATCGCCTCTTCAACCGCTCCAAGGCCAAGCTCGCCACCGTCAAGCAGTTGCAATGGCTCGTCCGCTTCAAGCACCCGTCGCCCGAAACCTGCACCGCCGCCGAGGCAAAAGTTTTCCTCGACACCCGCTTCAAAAAAACCGTTTGATCCCCCGACGAAACATGAAGATCCGCCAACCCGTATCCAACCCCGATAACTGGAAGCCCTTCCTCGCCGAGTGGGAGCTCCATCAAGGCTACCGCTACCTCTACATCGTCGGTCCCGGCCCGGACGCCATGCGTCGATGCTCCCGCCCAAGCTGGCAACCCGCCAAACCCAAGGAAGTGAAAATCGCCGAGCGGGCGCTCGCCATCCTCAACGAACACCACCGCGAAGACCCGTCCGCCGGGAACGATGAAATTTTAGCCGCCCTCATCGCATGCGGGTACAAGGAAGAAAAAGTATGATCTCACCAGAACACATCCAACAAGTCAGAGAAGCCCTCACCGCCCGCGCCGAGGCCGTTTGCCGGGAACTTCTCAAGGGAGGCAAGAAATCCGGCCAGACGTGGCAATGCGGCGGCGTGGACGGCGGCCCCGGCAAGTCCATGGGCATCGAGTTGTCAGGACCCAAGGCGGGCGTCTGGCATGACCGGGCCACCGGCGAGGCGGGCGACCTGCTGGAGCTTTTCAAGGTCACCGGTGGCCTATCGTTCTCGGAAGCCGTCGATGCCGCCATGGCTTTCTGTTCGATGGCCGAGCCCATCGAAAGCGATTGGAAGATCGACCCCTCCGACTTCCAGTTCAATCCCCCTGCGGCCGTGGATGAAGCACCCACCTACAAAGTCTCAGCCCCCACCACCACCCTCATCGACTGGAAAAAGTGCGTGGCAGAGTTCACCCCGGATAAAGCCGCCGAGCTGTGCGAGTGGCGCGGCTACTCCGTCGAGTTCGTGCAGTGGATGCGCGAGCAGGAATTGATCGGATGTTTCCAAGGTGCCTTCGCTTTCCCCGTCCACAATTCCAAGGGCCAGGTCGTAGCCATTCACCACAAGAGCAGCGATGGCTGGCGCTACTACCCATCCGGCGCGGAGTCCGCCCCGCTTCTCGTCGGCATTCCCAGCGAGTCGGTTCACTGTCTTGCCTTTGAAAGCCAGTGGGACGCCTTCGCCGTGCTCGACAAGCTCAATGCCCACCACCCGGAGAACTCCGGCATCTACTCGGCCTACATCACTCGCAGCGCCACCTCCAACACCGATATTTCCAAGCTGGCCATCACCAACCTGATTGCCGTCAACCAGAACGATCCCAAGGAGAAACTCGGCAAGGATGGCGTCATCCGCGCCAATACCAACAAGGAAGGCCGCACGCCGTCCGAGGAGTGGTTGCATCGCATTTCAACCAGCCGCAATAAGATCACCCAGTTTGCCGTCTTTGAGACGCCGGAGCCCCACAAGGACGCCAACGACTGGATTCGCGTCGAGCACCCGGAGCACCATCAGGTGTTCTTCCGCGTCATCGAGCAATCCAAGAATCCCATCCTAAAAGGGACGATGGCCGTCAATGATCTGGTCCATCGGGATTCCAAGAACGATCCAGACGCCCTCATCGGCTACGAGAAACGCTTCCTTAGCAAGGGCGGCAGTTGGATGATCATTGGTCCATCCGGCATCGGCAAGTCCACCCTCATCACCTCGCTCTGCATCCACGCGGCGGCGGGTGTCAATTGGCACGGCTTGACGTTTCGCCATCCTCTCAAAACATTCGTCGTCCAAGCGGAGAATGATCCGGGCGATCTGGGGGAAATGTTGCATGGGGCCATCGCCGATATTCGCTTCCGGTTCAGCAAAACGGAATTCTCAAACATCGGAAAAAACCTGTACTTCAAGCAAGTCACCGACAAGACCGGCGAGAAGTTCGTCCGTTGGCTGGAGGAGTTCATCCGCGAGACGCAAGCCCAGCTCGTCATCATCGACCCCTTGCTGTCATTCGTCGGCGACGACATCTCACAGCAGAAGGTGGCCAGCAAGTTCTTCCGCGAGTTGCTCCAACCCGTACTTGAGCGCACCGGAGCCATCGTGGTTCTAGTCCACCACACCGGCAAGCCGTCCCGCGATAAGGACGCCCAAAAAGGCTGGAATTCGTCGGATTTCTCCTACATCGGTCTTGGCTCCAGCGAGATTGTCAACTGGCCCCGTGCCGTCTCCGTGCTCATCCACACCAAGCAGGAAAAAACCTTCCTCTTCAAAAATTGCAAGCGCGGCAATCGGGCGGGCATGGTTGACCAGTTCAAGGGCTACATCAGCGAGGATATTTACCTCAAGCATTCCACCGGCGGCGAGCTGTCATGGGAGCAGGTCCGCTATGATGAGCCAGAGGAAGAGGAAAAACCCTACAAGGGCAAGGGCGAGTCCGGCAAGTCGTCGGTGAAGCCGGAATTGTTTCTTCCGCTCATCCCCGCATGCTGCACCTACAAGGACATTTACGATCTTCTCACCAAGTCCGGAGGGCTGTCTGGTCCCAAGGCCAAGGGCATGATCACCGATATGCTCATGGCCCGCATGATCATCAAGGGCGACGACGGGTTTTACCGCAAGCCCGAGGTGACGCTGTTCGATTAAAAGGGCCAATTAAATTGTTGACTTATCCGCCCCCATGCAACATAAAGTGCGCATGGCAAAAATCACCCTCGGCTCAAAGGTCGCCCAACTGCGCGGCGAGCGCGGCTTCACCATGCTGGAAGTCGGACACCTCTGCGATATTTCTGAGTCCACCTACTGGAAGGTCGAGAACGACCGCTCCGTCCGCTGGGAAACCGTCCACTTGGTTGCAGTCGCCGGTTTCAAAATCTCTCCGCACCACCCGGATTATCAAGAATTGCACGCCCTTTGGCTCGATAAGCGGCAGGAAATGGCCCACAGCCAGACGCCGGACTTCGCCGCCCGCACTCTTTCCAAGCACGCCGTCGAGGCCGGGCGCAAGTTCCGCAACCTCGTGCGAGACCTCAATAAAAAGCAAACCCTGCTGGTCCTATCTGCGGCTGAGTTGGCGGCCGGGGATTTGATCAAGCCCCGTGCAAGGGCTGCAAAGCGTACTCCACTCCGTCAATGACCGCCGGGACTCCGATGTGGAGTTCGTAAAGGATCACCTTGGCGTCCTCCCCGCCGTATCGGGAGTTTGGGTTGATTCCCAATTTCCGCGCCAGTGCCGGCGAACCTTCTCCGGTTTTTGCGCGCGGCCCCAGGTCGGCCAGCACGGCCACCGCCTCGCGCCGGTTCTTGGTGTGCGTCACCACGCAGCGGCACCCGAGCCCGATCTCATGCACCAGATCTAGCACTCCGATTGGGCACACCACATACGGGACGGTCTGAGCGTTGATGGAGCCTCCGGCGTGGCGCAGCGTCGTGTCGGGTTGCCAGCATGGATCTTTGTCCACGTTCGGCCCGCCGTCAGAGTCAATATCCATGTCCCCAACAAATCGGATCACGCCGTCAATCCCAAGCGTGACGGGCGAGCCCTCAATGATTTTGATGAGCTTCCCGGTCTTCCAGAGCCCCATCCTGACGGCGAGGGAATAGTTTGGAGCGTTCATAAGAATCTAAGGTCGTCGTCGTCGCTCTCACACTGGAGCGTCTTCCACGCCAGCCACAGGACCAGCAGGATGAACAGCAGACAGGTGATGGTGGGGAAGGGGTGTATCATGGCCGGGGCGGGGTGATGGCGTGGTGCAGGCAGAGCAGGAGCAATACTATGGCGGCGGCGGTTCCAGCGTCGTGGATCATTTGGCCTGTCGGTTGGTGAAGAATCCGAATAATGCGATCAGGAGACCCATGATGATGCCCTGGGGTGTTGGATTGGCTCCGGCGAAAACCGGGGTGATGGCGGATGCCACGCCTCCGATGATGCCGAGGGTGGTGGTGATTTTGTCGTTGTTCAGTTTCATATATTTATTGGTTTGGTGTTGGTTTGGTTTCGGAGAATAGCCGGGTGCGGATGTCGCTCACCATGAGTTCCAGGCGCGCGGAGGTGAGTGCTTGTTGGGCCGCACCAGTTTCTAGGCGGGTGATGCGGTCGCGCCATTCCGGCGGCGGCTGCGAGGCAAGCTTGGCGTCGAAGTTGGAGACAATCGCAGCGTCGGATAGTTCGATCTTGGAGCCCAGTCTGTCATGGGCCGAGTTATTGTCCATGACTTGCACCACTACCCACCCGGTAAACGGCACGAGGATGGCGGTGAGGATGGGCAGCAGGTACAGGTTGACACGGGTTAGAACCACCACTCGGCGTGAGTCTCTGTTTCCGGTGTCGGCGGCGGCGGGGCGGGTCATGGTGGTAGTACGTTAGACAATCAAGGCGGCGGCATGGATAAAAAGCTGGTCACACTGCGGGTCTGTCACACCACATACGCAGTATCGAGCACAGTCACGGTGCCATCGACATTCTTGGTGAACGCCTTACCGGGAAGGCTGATGTCCGCCAGCACGTTGCCCTTGGACACCATCATGTGGCCCACCAGCATGCCAATGAATTGCCGCACGCGGCTCACCACCCCGGATGGGGCGTTGCTATCGGATTCTGTGCGGTTACGGATCATGGCTTAGATGGGTAAGGGGAAGCGGCCTTCCAGCGGCACGCTGAAGGTGATGGTGAAGGCGATGTTCGCCTTGTCGTGCGAGGCCCGCGTCACGCTGCTTTCACTGACGAGGTTGCGGGTATTGGAAGATTTACGGCTTTCGCTCGACCCGTGGCTGCGGGTGGTGTTGGAGTTTAACGTCGTGTCGGTGCATTGACTGTGACCGTCGCTAGCCCTGACGCTGGTGGTTTGATAGGAGTCGCTCATAGGTTGCCAGTGGTTCGGGTGTCACTTCCGTTCGACCCGCTGTGGTTAGTTGTGCTGCTATTGGTCCCCGACTCGGTATAGGAATCGTTGCCTGCGGTGTCCCCGCTTGAGTATTCAGCGGTGAATCCGCCCTGGGTCTCTTCGGTGGCCGATGTCTCGCCGCTGGCCATTTCCAGCAGTTGCCAGTCCTTCACCACCACCATCTGGAAATCCACTTTTTCCGGCCATTCCGCCATGATGCCGCTGTCACGCGCCTGCAACAGCCCGTCGCGGATACCTGCCAGCGTGCGGTTCACGCACTCGGCGATCTCGTCTATCCTGATAATGTTGATTTCGGCCATGGCTTAGAATCCGGGTTGGGTTCGGCAAAAATTGCGGGGGGTGGCCAGCGTGACCGGCGTTAGGTGGCAATAATCAGTCTCCGCCTTGAGTGCGTCGGCGCTCACCTTGCTCTTGGTCTCCTTGTCCTTCCACAGCGAGGAGGCGGCTAGGATGTCGCGGGCGATGGGCAGCAGGTAGAGTTCGATCTGTTCCGCCCGCAGGGGAATTTCCGTGCCGGCGGCAAGCAGGTCGGCAAAGGCGATGCGTGCCGGGGCCAGCGTGAATTGCGCCTCCAGCCGGTACATCCGGTCGGGCAGCGAGGAAAAACGAATTACCGACGGGAATGGCGGATTCTGGTTGCGGGCGTTCGCCTCCACCGTGTAGCAGGTCGGGCGTCCCACCTGCTTGAAGCGTTGCCACGGCTCTTGGAAATTCGTCAGTCTCGTGTGCGTTTCCAGAATGAGCGGATCGCCCACCAGTTCGTCGTACGGCTCGCTCACCGCCACCGCGTCGGAGTAGAGGGTGGCCGCCACCGTGCCGCTCGCGCCGCCGTAGGGGTGCAGCAGGCTGTTGGCTCCGGTCACTTGGTTGTCTATTTCGTCGCCCGCAATGCGGATCGTCCGGTAAAGCTGGTCTTCGGTGAACGTGTTCGGCCCGGTAATTACCGCCGAACCTGCCGCAACTCCCAGCGTCATTGCCAGCGGCGCGTCCAGCACCATGCTCCCGGTGGTGATCTTGGAAACTGCCGGTGCCAGCGCGTGCAGCCGTTGTAGGCCGCCGTTGATCGCGTCCAGGATGGCCATGCGCACGTCTGCCGTCAGGTCCAGCAGGCTCTTTTCGTCGAGGTCGCGGGCGAGCTTGTTGGCTAGGGCGATGGCTTTCATGATTTCTTCACGTCCCTCCGGTCGATGTTGTCACCCGCCTTGCCCGGCAGCGGGTCGGCAAAGCCCAGCGCCACCCGTGCGGTTTGGTAATCCCGGTCGATGGACTCCTTTAATTCCTTCCCACGAAACATCGAGAACGACGAGGCGTGGTAGCGGGCGATGGGCAGCAGCAGGCTTTCCACGTAGCGGTGGGGGATGGGAATGAGCGGGCAGGCGGTCATGTCGTCAGCCGTGAAGCGCGGCGCGTTGCGCACCACCTCCAGATTGAAACTGGTTTCCACGGCGACGGCAGGCGTCACCATGAATACGCACTTCGCCGGGTCCGCTCCCGACTGGCTGAAGCGGTTGATGTGGTAGGCCAGCGGTTCCGTGCAGGTTTCCCCGTCGAGGTACAGGTCGGAAAACGTCTCAATCTCACCGATAGTCCCCAGCGGCACCAGCGGGCGGCTGGTGGATGTCAGGCGGCACGGACCCACCACGTTTTGAATGTCGGCGGGCAGGTCGATTTCGCTGGCACTGGTGGTTTCATTTTCCGCCACCGGCGAGGTCTGGCCCAGCGTCACCGTCAGCGTGTCACTGCTCCAGTAATTCCGCTCGTCCGCGTGGTTCCACACCATTTGCAGGCTCGCGTTCACGTCGTTGACCGCCCGGTCGATCACGAAAGCGGGAGTCGTGGATTTCAACTCGTAGATGTCCCACAGCGCCAGCAAGTCCCGCACCACATCGCACACCGTCATTCCGAGGCGTTCGCCACTGGAAATCGTCACCTTGCCTTTGAAGGCGGTGAGCGGGCGGGCCGTGATGGCGGCGTTGCGGCTTGATACCGTCACCCTCGCCAAGAATGCCGTCGTCGGCCTTGCCGAAACGGACGCATTCCGGCTGCCAACCGTCACGCTCGCGGAAAAGGCCGTTGTTGGCCGCGCTGAAACTGACGCATTCCGGCTGCCAACCGTCACGCTCGCAAGGAACGCAGTGGTTGGGCTGGCGGTTATGTAGAAGTCGGCCATGAGGGTTATTGCAGGGTCACAACGATGGAAGCTGAGTCGGCAAGATTCACGGTGTCAGGTGATGCTACCGTTCTTGAGCTTTCCAGCGGACCAACGAACAGCAGGTTCCCGGCGGTGGAGGCGTCCCAAATTCCGTAATGAGTTAGCGTTGCTGGGGTGGCAGTTGTGGCGATGGCCGTATTTGCAGAATTGGGACTTGTTCCATCTCCCAAGGTGGCGGCGTTAAAGGCAACGGTCGTACGCAATGCGGCGGTATCGGCCCACTCGGTGATGGTTTCTCCCGATAATGCCGTGCCAAGTCCTACAAATACCGCACTTGGAGAGGTGTAGGCAGCCGCTCCAAATACCAAGTCCAGTGCCTTGCGTTGGGCGAAATTGGTCATCCCGCCTCCCGCCGCGTTGCTCGCGGAGAGCGAGAAAGCCCCGGCTACAATCTTGGGGGTTGAGCCGCTCGCCACTGTCCACGGGGCCGTCAGCGGGCCGTGCGCCAGCATGTTGGTCGCACCAGTCGAGGCGTCAAACACCGCCCAATGCGTCGCCGTGCCCCATGCTGTCGTAGCCGTCGGCCAGGCAATAGTGGTGCCGTTGGTCTTCACCGGCACCGCCACCGTCGAGCACAGCGGGAAATTCGTCGCATTATTGGCGACTACGGCGCGGGCGTATGCTCCGGTGCCTATCGGGAACTCGCCGGTCACGCCGCTTTCCCCCGGATCAGCCGTGAACATACCGATATAGAGATTGGCGGGGGCGGTGTACGCCGTGTTGTGCAGGAACATGTCCAGCAACTTCTTTTCAAGGTAGTCGGAGATAATCATAGCGGTTGGTCGGTCGGTGTGTTGGCAAGCCAGGTTTCAATGTTACTTCGCAGCTCGGCATGTTCGGCCAGCACGCGCAGGTGCTTCTTCTCGCCAAACAGTCCGGCGACGTGCGTCTCGCCGGAGTAAATCTTCTGCCCGTCAAGGCGCAGGGTGGGGGCGGCCACGGCAGGCGCTATGGCCAGCGGGCACAGGTGGTAATCGTGTCTCAGGTAATTTGGGGCGAACACCACCGCCGAGGCGGCGTTGAACTCCTCAAGCGTCAGCTCGCGCCCCTGCCAGACGAACTTCCCGTGCTTTTCGCTGTGGGAAAATCCGGGCAGCCGGGGGTATTGCCCGTGGCGGATGCGGTCGCAGATGTAAATTAGAAATTTCATAACGGGGAAGGCAGGGCGGGGGTGGTGAAGCCCCCGCCCGGCCCTTGGATGGATCAGCTCACGGTCGGGAACGAGATGCCGGGGTAGGTGATCGCGTGACGCATGCGCACAATCGCCGGGTGGCGTTGCTTGCGGTCGCGGCGCAGCGATTGGCCGAACACGCTCGTAATGTAGCGGTCGGTAATCATGCCGCCGTTGAGCGTTTCCTGCGAGCGGTTGGCGCGGTACTTGCCATAGCCGCGCAGCAGGAACGACTGGCCCAGGAACAACGTGTCACCGAACGGCACGCCCTTGCTCGTGCAGGGGACGATCAGCGAACCGGCGGGATGGGCGGACGTATGCTTGCCCGCCCAGACTCCGGTATCCCAGACGACGCTGCCGATGGTCGTCTCGTTGATGCCGGTGGTGCCTACGGCCAGACGTTTGGTCACGACGATCTTGTTGCCGTCGTTGCCAGTGGTGTAGGCGTACATCCCGAATTTCCCGGCATCCTCTCCGCTGGTGTTGCAGACGAGGAAGTATTTTTCCTCGGTATCGAAGAGCACACCGGCAGAGTTGGGGAAGTCGCTAGTCGCATACGCTCCGGTGTCCACGAACTTGTAGGCGTGGCCGGCGAAGTATTTGAAGAACAACTTGGCGGTCTTGGCCGCATCCGTCGCATTACCGCCGCCCTTGATCGTCAGTGCGTCGCCGTTGGTGTCGGCCGCTACCACAACCCCGAGGAAGGCCTTAGGGTTGAGGAAGCTGCCCACCGCGCCCACGCCGTCGTGGTCAATCGGGTTGTACGGCAGGATCGTGTGACCGTCGATGGCAGCGTAGCCGCCTTTGAAGATCGTGTTGGCACGGCCCCGCACGTCGCCGGTCTGGAGAACGGTCTTGTAAGTGGGATCGGTCTTGAGGCTCAGCAGCGCCGTTTCGGTTGACACCACGGTTTGCGACCAGATCGGTTGGTCCGATCCGGCACCCGCGATGTTCGCCGGGAGTCCGCCCAGTGGCTTCATGAACTGGCCGCCGGTGACCACCTCGTCCCAACCCAGCGTGTCGCCGCTGGCCAGAGTGTCGAGCGTCTTGCCGTTGGCGTAGAGCACGTTTTCCGTGTTGAGCTTGAGCATCGTCGTCGCGAACACCTGGTCGGTCTTGAACCGCCCCAGCCAATCGCCGAGCTTGACGTTGAACTTGCTGACGATTTCGCCGCGCATGCCCATCACTTCTTCCATGCGCTCGCTCGAACGGACCGCATTGCGCACAAAGTCGCATTTCAGCCCGTAGGACGCGACGTCCACGGTTTCAAAGTCGTCGGCTGTGGCAAACAATTCTTCACCGTATTTCGGCTCGTTGTAGAAGCCGCTTTCCGTGGTGAAGGTCATTTCCTGGCCCTGGCCTTTGGCAAGGTCGCTTTGGGTCCAGATGAGGCTGCGTTCGGTGCCCCCTTCCATCTGCTGGAAGAAGTCCGCGTTGGCTTCGGCGACTTGGGCTCCTTTGCTCCAGAGCTTGCGCACTGATGCCGAGTCCATGGCCGCGAGGGTGGTCCCGGTATTCGGGCTGGTTTGGTCTTGATATTGAGACATGGTGGTAGTTTGGTTGGTTGGTATTGAAATCCCGACGTTTTGTCGGAATCGGAATGCCACCGGCTAACCACCGTGCTAACAGGTCAAGAAGCGCTCATGCTAGATCAGCGCAATCGGCCACGAATTTCTCGTAGTCCTGAATCCCATTGATCTTGTCAATCGCTTCCTCCTGCCGGACGGCGGGGGCGGTAGCGGTTGTGCGGGCGTTGCCACTCGCTGGTTGATGCATGGGACGAATCGCCTGCTTGCTCGCGGGCTTTTGCTTGTCAGGATTGGCCATCAGTTTGCCAAGTTCGAGCGCTGCGGCTTTCGCCAACAGAAACGGCTTGTTGTCGGAGTGATAGAGCGGGTCGCCCATGGCTTGCGCCTGGCGGTCCAACTCTCCCACCCGTACCGACATCGGGCTTTTCGGGTCCAGCAGATCGGGGTAAAACCCCAGTGTCCTGGTCTCGCTCTTGGCATAATTGTCGTAAAAGGCGTTCTCTTCGCGGGCGTTGGCGCTGGCTCTAGCCGCCGCCTCCTCCTGCTTGAGATCGTCTCGCCGGTCGCGCAGAGCGTCAATCTGTTCGTCTAGGTCGTTGGCGGTCTCAAACTCCAGCGCAGCGTTAGCTTCGCGCTTCTGTTTGCGGAGTTCTTCAATCGTCACGCTCACCGACGCCACAGTCTCAACGTCCGCAGCGACTTGTTCGGTGGCGTCGTCTTCACGTTTCGTCGGGATTTCGCCCTCATAGAGCCTTGCGGCTTCAATCAGGGTGATGCCCTTCGCTTTGGCGATGGCGGCCACCGCCTGGTCGGCGGGGTCTTTGAAGCGGAACCGGCCACTGGCTTTCACCTCGGCATGCTCCTCCTCATCGGAAAATTCTTCGGTAGCTTCATCGGCCACCGCTTCTGCGGCAGCATCCTCGCCATCCTGCGCTTCTGGCGCGTCCGTGTCTTCACCGGCGGCTTCGGCAGCCTGCCCGTCAGTCACAGCGTCACCCGCCAGCGCGGCGGCCAGTTCCGCCTCATAGGCGGCAATGGGATTCGTCCCACTTGTTGTGGAGTTCGCCGCACCCTCTAAAGGATCGGCGACCGTCGGGAGGTCGGGGCTATCGGCTTGCGCCTGATTGTCGGACATGCAAAACCAAATATCGCAAACTTTATGTTTTGTCAAGAGAACTGTTTTAAACTAGCGTTTGAGCCATGCAAGGTATCACCACCGGTCATTTGAATACGCCCGAGGCCATGGCCCGCCGCCTCGGCGACATCGAGCGGGCGCTTGGCAAGTTCTCCAATTTCAACGGGATCGTTGAAGTCCCCGGCGGAACCAAATGGCAGATGGAACTATTGGGAAAATTCTCCGGTGTGGACCGCCCCAAAGCCTACGCCAATGTCGGAGGACCGTGGTACGCCTACGTCACCGATGCGGAGGCGGGGTGGTTCGCCATCGGGAAGGGCCACTTCATCATCAACGCAGGCACCGGGGAAGAGCTGAGCGTGACCGGCATCGGCTTTAATCACAACATCGAGAAAAACCTGAAGATGTGGATCAGGTTTTCCATCAAGCCGGACTGCACCTGTTCCGCTGCGGAAATCCAAGCCGGAAAGGAATGGCCGAATGAAATGATAGTTTTTGAGGGAACGCCTCCGGTTCAAACCAAAGCCTACGTCTGCATCGGAGAACTCCTGCTGCTGACCCTCGATCCGAAGGAAGACCAGATTGATGGCGACGGCGGGTTTGTCGCCAAAGTCTCCCACAACGGGTCCAAGGAACGCTACCACTTCACGCAAAAACTCACCACCAACCTGTTTCTCGCCCTCATGACCGTTGACGGCAAGGCGGCGGTTTACCCCTTGCCCTTCGCCGGATGAAATCCCCGCACTTCCAGCACCCGTTCCGGCACTTTTCGTTTAATCCTAGCCGCGTGCTATCATCCTATGTGCCGGTTTTAGCATTCAAGGAGATTAGCGGCGACAAGGGGTTGCGGCACGCGGTGAACTTCTACTGGAACGTAAAGAAAATCTCCGTCTCGATGACGGGGAATACCTACACCCAGTATGCCGACGAGGTCTGGAACCATGGTCTAAAAACCACCGATGAGACGAAAATGACTCCTCCGCCAAAACGAGCTGGTTGGCCAATATCTACCGAGGATCAGGACGTGGTGATCGACCGGGTATTTCGGCTGATAGCGGGTCAGTCCGGGCAATTCGTGCAATTCAGATCCAAACCCTTTGGCACCGATCACGCGGATTTGACCCCGGTCGTGTATTTAACCGATACGGACAGGTTCGCGCTCCCGTTAGCGTTCAATGCTGATTACGCTAGTCACTACTCCGGGGGTTTTCTGGGCGACGCTTCCAAATACGGCGGAGCCACCGACGCCAGACTTACTTTGCCTCCGTCCCTGGAGATTGTCGACCCTTGGCACTGGCTGGATGATGTGAACGGACCTTACTATAATCCCGACGGAATTGCGCTCGCCTTTGAATACTGGACCTACTGAGGCGCGTCACCTACCGTAATACCGTAGGCTGCCAGCGTCCGCACGCTCGCCTCCCGGTCTTCTTTTGGCACCCGCAGCACCTCCAGTATCCCGAGGCGGTGGTGGCGCAACGCCTCGCGCTTCACCGCATCCATCTCGTTATTCAGCACCTCGTCCGCCAGTTCGTCCGCCCGGCGTTGCAGCCGCTGCATGAAATCCCTGAAGGAATCATTCTGCGCAAGCTTGTCGAGATCCTGCACCGTCTTGATCGACGAGTTGCAGATAGCCTGCTCGTTGTGGGTCAGTTGCCGGGTGGGGGGTAGGTAGGGCATGGTGTGGGGAAGTTAGACAATCAATGCGGAGGCTTGGATGAAAAGCGCGTCAATCTGCGGACCTGACAAACCCAGCGCCGGAGCCAGCGCGGCAACGGTGGGGCCACGGCGGGAGAGTTTTGCATTGTTGGCCCACGCACACTGCGCGACGGAGCGTTGCGGATCGGGCATGGCCGCAATGGCAGCCTCCACGGCGGCCGTGATTCCCATTCCCGCCATGACGGCCTTGGCTTGCCACAGTGCCACCTCGCGGGGGACTCTCTGCGGTGGGGGTGGTAACTCAGATCCGTCGATGAGCGCCTGCAAGGTGGCGGCAGGGTCGATGCCTAGCAATTCCAGCACGCGTGCGGCGTGGTCCTCCATTGTGTCCGCGCATGCTGCCGCGAAATCATCGGGACCGTAGAGATCCAGCGGGGCCGGGATCGGCGGCAGATAGGCACGCAGCGTGCGCTCCACTAGCTCCGCGCGGACATAGAGAGTGAAGCTATCAAACTCCTGCATGATGGGCTCGCCGGTCGCATCGGGTGGAGTCATGCGGAGTGTGATGGGGGCGGGTAAAGTGACGATGGTATCGTAGATCATAATTTGAGGGAGGTGATTTGAAGTTTTGCGAATTGATGGACAAGCTTTGTCCTGACTCCGGCGGCATTGACTGAACCCGCCCCGAAAAACCTGCCATCAACCGGGGTATTGAGAGTGCCGAACATGTCAGAAACGAGATACGATGGCCAAAAGATCTTATTGAGGGCGTTGTAGGATGATTGCGCCACGCCGGGGATAGCGATGGTCCAAACGATATCGGATGTGGCGCTCACGGCGGCCGAGGCAAACCCTGCGCTGCGCAGATCTGCCTGCAAGCGAGCGGCGTCGTCAGGCATGGTGTAAGGGAAGCTAAAGCCGGACGATTGCACTACTCCGTTAATCGTTAGTGCCGTCAGCGGGTTGTTTCTAATGTCTCCGGCATAGTCCGATCCCCCACTTTGCAGCACGAGCGCGGCGGTGGTTATGGCGCTGTCGTTAGGATACATCGAGCGGCACCAATAAACGGTGCAGGCCTCCCCATCAATAGTGTCAGACGTGGTGCCAACGCTGGTATATTTACCAACGGCCCAATGCACCAAATCCTCGCTCCACCACAGGACGAGGCCAAACATCCCGTGCAGCGTGGTCCAGCCGGCGGAGGCGTTGCCGGTCCAATCGTCAGTATTGGCTACCGGGATGCCCACCTCAAACCACTTCTCCGCGCCGTTTCCCATGTCCTGCGACGTGATGCGGGTGCCCATAATGGACGGCAGGCCGGGGATATTCGAGGCGCGGGACCAGACCACATGCCCGGAGTTGAGCAAAAGCTGTATCTTCGCACCCTCGGTGCGCAGGTCGAGGATGGGGGTTGTGCCGTGTTTGAGCATCAGCCGGTTATGTTATAGACGATGGTCGCGTCGGTTTGCTGGCCAGTCGTTAGAGCGCTGTATGCTGACAGGGTTAGGTCGATCCAAGTTTTTCCGGTTCCCGCAGATCCGGTTGGACCAGCCGGACCCGCAGCTCCGGTTGGACCAGCCGGACCAGCCGGACCAGCCGGACCAGCCGGATCAGCCGGACCAGTCGGACCAGCCGGACCAGCCGGACCAGCCGGACCCTGAACGCCAGCAGTTCCAGCCGCACCTGTAGGTCCAGCAAGGCCCGCTATCCCGGAGATTCCTTGATTTCCGGTTGGTCCGGGCGCTCCTTGAGCTCCTGCGTTTCCAGTCGCACCCGGATACACCTGCCACACGGCAGGCAGGGCATTCAATGGAATGACAGTTGACGCCGCTGGAATCACCGCACCGGCAGGCAATCCGGCCACGATCCGAGCCAGATTCTCCTCCCGCTCCTGCGCCATCTTGATCTTGTAAAATGATGCGGCCATAGCGGATTGCGTTGACTCAAACGTGGGCAGGATTAGGCGGGTCCGTTCAGAGAAAACATGGTGTTCCACGACGCCTGAGCGGATATCATATCTTCTTCCATGGCGATATAGACGTTGGTACCATCCACCATCATCTGCCCTTGCTTGCCGGGTGTTCCGTGTGTTCCTCCGGTTAGCGGCGTGGACGCAACAGCAGCCATATATCCGCTGCCATCGGAGTCGGGAGCATTGGATGGAACCATTATCACCGGGGTTGTAAAGGTGTAGATGACGTCGATAACTTGCGCGGCGGTTGATGGCAGCCCGGTAACCACTGGGTTGGTTCCGTAAGGACTAGCCCATGCCGTAAGCCCGATGGGCGTGGCCGCACTGGATGTTTTACTACATAATACATGATTCCCAACCCCAACAATGAATACCCACTCGGAGAGTTCGGCATGCCAGTACATTGTTGCGTTTGTGCCCGTCGGGGTTATGGTGAACTTTCCGTCCGTAGTCCAAACAGGTTTTAAGTCGTGATCACCAGCGTAGATCAGTACGCGAGTAATCCCCGCATCAACTACAGAGAGTGAAGCGCAGCCTCCAGGAGTAACAGTCACCTTATCCCTTGCAAAGTTAGCAGTGGCATAGGCCAAGTTGGCAGATGGAGCAAGAATTTCCGCACTCAGCGAGTTTCCAGCTGGTCCAGCAGCAACGGCCGTGATGAGAATGTCGTTATTGGCTCCGGCGGGGGACAGCGTTGCGCTCGCCTTCGTCGCATTGACCGGGGTTCCGATGAGCATGGGAGCGCCCACCGCCTTCTCCACGCCGTTGGGATCAAGCGTGTGCAGCTCTCCGGCTCGGTTCAACAGGCGTAGGCTTCCGGCCTTGGGGCGATGCGGGGCGGCAATGTCTTGAATGTCCATGAC